GTTGCTGCGCCTTGTGGTCCACTAGCGGTTAATGTTAACCTTACCCATCCATCTGTATTGTTTACATAAACTGGTGTGCTTTGAGAAAACGTGCCGTCTACCCATGCAATCTGTAGGTACATTGGACGTGGTGTTAGACCTGCTAGGTTTTGTACGTAAGCCGAAAGTGTATAAATACCACCGCTTGAGCTAAAGTTTTGATAAACACCAGAACTAGCACCTGTATCTGTATCTGTAGTTACAAAGCTGTTTGCATTTGTTGGTGCTGATAAACCTGCTACGCTAAGACTTCCTCCAAGGGAAACCCAATTTTGTGTTCCTTGTAAAAGCAATGAATTTTTAATAACATTTATGGTTGAATACGGTACAGATTGATCAATTTGAGAGAATTTTTCTGTTGCATTTGATTTGACGGTTAATGTTAAAGATAAATAAGATATAAATTTTGAAGATGTAGTTGGATCTAAATATCCGCTAGAAAATGTTGATATTGTTGTTTTTATTGGTTGAACTACAGATATATTTGCATATGCATTTGTATTAGATGATAAAAAGTTAGTTGAGTTTAATGTTAATACTGATATGCTTTTAATTAAATTACTTGATGCATTTGAAGATGAAATTAAAAAACCTGACGCATTTAATACAGCCATTAATTAACACCCCCCCATAACTAAAGAACCGCCCCATGAACCAAAACTGGAACATGAGGCGGTCAATAGTGGAGAAACATCTTGCTTATCAATTGATAAACAGGATGTGGCGGTCAAAAAAAGTCTTGCATTATAAACAGTTCCAAATATAGTACTTGGAGTATTTAAACTATGTGCGTATTCTTTAATTAACTTTTGTTTTATTTCTTTATTTGTTTTTTGTGTAAATTTAAAAAATGACTTTATATCTATTTTATTGTCTTGTTTTGGGGAAGATTCTACTTTAGCTTCAACATATATTTGAGATGATGCATTATAAATAAGACCAGGTAGTGCTGATCCTTTAGTAGTTGTATTTGTTTTTGCAGACAAAGACATTATTAACATTTCAACACCCCCAAAAATATATTAGGTAGACCCACCCCCGAAGGGGTGGGTAACCATTAATAGACCGTAATTTATTAGTTTACGTACAAGCTTAGCTGGTTAGCTGAAACTGTTACTTGGTCATTTGTTGCTGGGGTTCTTGGAGTATCAAGTGCCCACCATGCAAGAAGTTCACCATTGTAAATACCAGTTACTGTTCCAGTACCTGTAGATGATCCACCAACTGCGTTAGCAACTGTGAATGCGCCTCTACCTGAAGCAATTGACTGAATTGTGTAGTAGCCGTTGAATCCTGCTGGTGAAAGACCAGTGACTAGAATACGGTGTCCTGCTGACAATCCAGATGGAAGAGTTCCTGTATAAGTTACAAGACCTGTAGAAGGTGTTGAACCTGTAACTGTAAACGATGGAATTGTTGGTGTTGTAACAAGTGCTGCGTGTGTAATAGAAGCACCAGTGTTACCAGTAAATGCACCAAATGTTAGAGTACCTGAAGCTGGACCTTGAATAAGACCACCGACTGAAACTGCTCCAACTCTTGTTGCTGAAACTCCACCATAAGTAACAGATGTTCCTGATAGTGCAGTGTAAACTGGAATTGAAAGTGTTACAGTACCAGTACCAATTGCTGTGATTTCTGTTCCTGGAACAATAAATCCTGCAGCTGATGCTAGCATACCAACAGTAAGACCAGTTGTTGTAACTGTTACTGTATTGGTGTTAATTGTAGCTGTGCTTGACACTGTAAGTGCTGCTGCACTTGTAATACCTGCTGTTACAGATGTTGTATCATAAACAGTAAATTGGCTTGCGTTAGCTGCATATACTTGACGAAGACCGTTGATACCAGGAATAGATGCTGCAACAGCTCCTGAAATAAGAACTGTGTCACCTGCCTTATAATCGTTAGCTGCTGTATATGTAATGAAACCAGTTGCATTTTGTCCCAAAATATTACCTGAAGTAATGTTTGTGGTTGTTGGTGAAGCAATGTTAACAACTGTTGGAATTGTTGATGAAGCAAATGATACAGCTGTTGTTGACATTGCTGTTGTTACTGCCTGTGAAACTGTAACTGTACCAGAACCAATTGCTGATACATAAGCTGTTGATGGAATATATCCATAAGCAACTACTAATTGACCTGTTGCAATACCTGCAGTTGAAGCAACTGTAAGTGTTGTTGCGTTAACAGAAGCTGTAGCAGTTGTTGAAACTGCTGCTGGTGCTACTGATGGTGCAAGAACTGTAACGCTGTTTGTTGAGGTAGCAAGAACTGGAACGTTTGTTTGATCATATGTTCCTGAAACTGTGCTTGCAACTGAAGTACCCTTGATATTGATTGTTGAACCAATTACAAGGTTATTTGTTGGTGTTCCTAGTGAAGATGTTGGAATCGCTACGCCGTTTGCACCTGAAGTAAATGCATAGGTTGTGTATGTGATTTGTTGTGGACCAACAACTGACAATGTACCAGTTGTAAATGTACCAACTGCTGTTGGTGAGTTTTGCTGTGTGCTAAATGTAAATGTATTAGCTGATGGTGTAACAGAAAGAACTGTATAATCACCAACGTTTAGTGCACCAGAACCACCTGTCCAACCAGTACCTAGACGAACAACGTCACCAACTCCTACAGAGTTAGCAGCTGCTGTTGTTACTACTGCAAGATATGGTGGGTTACCTGTTGAACCAGAAACAACAATGTTTGTAATTGAAACTGCTGTCAATGAGCTTGGGTTAATAACTGGTGCTGTTGTTGTAACTCCACCAATTGTTGCACCTGTACCAACGAAGATAGATGATGTACCTGCGTTTGGTTCTGTTGATGCTGACCATTGAATGAATTGACGAACATAACCTGTTGCACCATACTCGTAAATTGCAAATTGTGCTGGCTCACCATTAGTGTTAAGTCCTGGACCTGTTGCAAAGTTGTTATCAAGAGGCTGTGCTGTGCAAAGTGCAATGTATGCTGGCTTTGCTGCTGGAATAAATGATACAACTGCGTTAAATGTAACGTTTGTACCAGAAGGCATAGCTGTTACTGCTGGACCTGATGATAATGTAACGGTACCAGTACCAATGCTTGTTACAACGGCATTGTTAATGTATCCATTAACAGCAGTATTTGTATATGTTGCGTTTGCAACCATACCTACGTTAATACCTGTTGTTACAAGTGTAAGCGTAGTTGGTGCGTTAATTACTTGTGAGTTTACAGCTGCTGTAACTGAAGTTGCAACTGTTGTTGATGCAAATGTAGCACCTGATGTTGATAGAGCTGAAGGAAATGAGAATTGCGAATTCTGATAGTTTACGTTCGCAACTTGAACAATTCCATTAAGAGCTGTTGCTGTACCAATACCGCTAATTACTGCGTGTTGTCCTGGGAAAACACCAGCTAATGCGTTTGCTGATACTGTTAATGTTGTATAACCCGTTGAAGATACTGTTGAAGATGTTGTAACACCTGATGAGTTTGCACCCACGTCAACGCCGTTTGCAGATATTGCTGTGATAGTAGCATTATTACCTGTTGGGTTGACAAGTGTTGAACGACCAGTTAGAGCTTCAAGGGCATATTTACTTCCTGTGTCTGAAAATTGACCTGCCATGTTTTTTTTCTCCTTGTTTTTTTATTTTTATTCTATTACTAAAGTTACCGTAAGGTTTGCCCCTGCTGTAACTGTCCCGACTCCATTGATGTTTACCGTAAAGTAATCTCCAACATTGACGGAATTCTGTGCGATTATTCCTTTGGTTGTATATTGACCAGGAGGAATAATAATGCTACCACTTAATGCGGTAACTCCATTTATAAGAACATCAACAACAACCGAACCGCCTGATGATGGTGTTCCTACTGTTGCACGAACACTTGTTAATGTTCCTGCACGTTCTACATAAAATCTTTGTTCACCAGTTTGTACAACTAGTGTTCCTTGTCTAGAAAATATTGGATTTAATCCGTAATTTCCTTGTGAACCTTTAACGCCTGTTGGACCTTGTGGTCCAGTTGGTCCAGATGAATATGCTAATGCATTCCAACCATTTATTCCGTCACCAACTTTAAATCTTCCAGTATCTGTTTCTAATCCCATTTCACCTTGTGCAAGTATTGGATTAGATGTTGACCATTGTGATGCAGTGCCTCTTCTTAATTGAATTTGAATTGCCATTAAACAACTCCCCCTGCATTAACTGATGTAACTCCTCCATAAATTGAATATGGAAAACCTCCATCAAACTGACCAACAATTATTGTAGATCCTTGAATACCTTGTGCACCCGTCGGACCACTTTTTGCTGGTGTCAACTGTATCCACTGATAACTATTGCCATCATATGTATAGGTATATTCTACACCATTTTGTGTATTAACCCAACGATCACCCGTATTTGGTGAAGCTGGAGCAGTATTACTAAATGTAAAACCGCCCGCACTACCTTGCGGACCTATTGGTCCCGTTGGACCAGTCGGACCAAACGTACTAGTTACATTTTCCCAACCTTGACCATTCCATTTCCAAGTGTAGTTACCTACGGAATAGGTATCGTTTAGGACGGGACTACTAGGAAAATCTACAGCCATTTTCACCTACCATTTTGATTTTGTTATGTTAAAACGATTATATCATTTTTGCTTTAGGAAGCATATTTATTAGGCTTGGATAACTTTTATCTGATTTTCTCTTTCAGATATTGATTGCTTGTAATAATCAATCATAGCTTGATCTGGAGACTGTTTTGATTCTTCAATTTTAAGTCTCATCTCAAATTGATACATTTGAGTTTCTAGCTCAAGTGTCAATCCTTTAACTATTGATCTTTTTGTTTCATCATTGATTTCTGTATATTCTGTCATTTTATTCTCCTTTCTTATGTTGCTGGTGCATAGGCAGACCACTGACTTTTGCCATTTGTAGAATTTGCTTGAACTCTAACGCTATAAAAAGTATATCCTCCGTGAGATGAATCTGGTAAACTGTAAGTTGATCCCGAATTTGCATTACTATATGTTGCATATAGGGTTCCTCCTAAACTTCCACCAATTGCAGTTCCATAAATTTCAAGAGTATAAGTTTGTGTATCATTAGCACCATAAGCTCCCGCTGACCAAGCTGGAGCGTAGCTGTAATACCCTGAATTAAAAGTTCCGTACCCGTTTGAAACTCCAGTTGGTGGATATGGAGGAAAATAAGCAACTATATCATGATAAAAGCCCGACATATAGTTTGTTCCATTAGGTCCAGGATATCCTGTAACACTTCTATATGAAGATATATACATTCCCATTAAAGTAAAACCTGCATTGCTATTTTGATAACTTAAATAATTAAATGTTGCGGTTGTGTCGCTTGTAAAAGAATTAAATGTTGGAACTACCCCAACATAATAATAATATAAATGATAACCTTGTCCTCCATATGTGATCCCACCAAAATCACCACCCCAAGATAAAGTTGTTAAACCTGTTGTCCAATCATTTGAAAAATTAAATGTTGGAACATATGGTGGTGCTTGAACAGTTGCTCCTGTTGCTGTTACTTCTACTGCACCTCTTATATTGGTTGCTTTAACTAGTGCCTGATAATAACTTCCTGATACTCTGCCAGATATATTTAATGAATTAGCGGATGTACTCGGACCAGAAAGTGTTGTCCAAGAAAATGAAGGGTTAGGGTATGGAGATTCTTGAAAGGTGTACTCATATTTTGTTGGAGAATTGGTCCAAGTGCCGTTTGATACTGATATCTGTGCTGGATATTCTACATAAGGACGATTTCCTGGTGTTGGGGGGGCTGAATACAAAATATTGTATCCTGTCATAGCTGGAGCAGCAGTATTTGCAGGTGCTTCTGGATAAAAAATTCTCCATAAAGATCCATCGTATACATATCCTGCTTTTGCTGAGGTCCAGGCAGCACCGTTATATACTTGAATTGCTTTATTAGTATTCCAAGTTGTATTTGCTGAAGTATAATTTTTTAACATAATATGCCCCTAGTATTGTATGTAAAGATCGCCTTGAGCAGTCCCCGTTGGCGGAGTTGTTGCAGTACCATAAAATATTTTATTTGATTGACTTGTAGATGTTCCATTTGTATAAATATTAGTTGGAGCTGATTGACCATTTGAACCAGTTGGACCTGTTGGACCTTGTTGTAAAACAAAATCAAATTTTGCATTTGCTGTATCTCCAGAATTTGTTACAGATGGAGAATATGTTGGACCTGTTGAAGAAACTGTTCCAACTTGTATTGTAGCAGAATTGCCTTGTGGACCTTGTATTCCTGCATTTCCTTGTGATCCAGTTGGTCCCGTAGGACCTGTTGGTCCAGTTGGACCATTAATATTTCCTGCATATAAAAATTGATTATATGTAGAATTCCATGTCCATAAATTAGCACCGTTAATTAAATAAGAATCTCCAGAGTTTGCATAAGGAACAGATGTAATAAGTGAAATGTAATCAGGAAATGATCCTAAAATGTTAATACTTGTTCCAGTTGGTCCAATTTCTCCTCTTAATCCTGCTGGTCCTGTTGGCCCTATATCTCCAGTTGGTCCTGTTGGTCCAATATTACCTATTGGTCCTACTGAGCCTGTTGGTCCTGTTGGTCCTATGTCACCTTTAGCAGCAAATGAACCAGCAGGTCCTGTTGCACCAGTTGCGCCAGTTGCGCCTGTTGGTCCTAAAAATCCACTAGCCCATAATTGAACCCATTGATAACTATTTCCATCATTTGTCCATGTATATTGAATACCAGTATTTGAATCTACCCAACGATCACCAATTCCTGGATTATTTGGAGGTGTTGGCGCAAATGTATAATAACCAGCACCGTAAGGGCCAGTTGGTCCAGTGGGTCCTGTTGCACCATATCCTGTTGGTCCTGTTGGTCCTGTTGCACCATACGTTGCTGCTAAACCAATTGGGCCCTGTGGACCAGTAGGTCCAGTAATAGATTGACCTGTTGGTCCAGTCGGACCTGTTGGTCCTGTAACATTTGATGGTGCTCCAGTAGCACCTGTTGCGCCAGTAGAACCAGTTGGTCCAGATGGTCCTTGAATATTTCCTGCATAAGTCCAAGAATTTGTGTTTGTATCCCAAATATATAAATCGCCTGGATAAACTAAATAAGCTTTTCCTGCACCACCTGTTGGATTTGCTGCTTGAAATGCTGCATAACTTGAATATTCTCCAAGAATATTTATACCAGCACCTTGTGCACCAGTCGGACCTGTTGGTCCTACTGAACCAGTTGGACCAGTTACATTTGATGCTGCACCAGTTGAACCTCTTGGTCCTGTTGGTCCCGTTGGACCTGTTGGACCATCAATGTTTCCAACATTTTGCCAAGCATGCGAAGTGGGATTCCAAACAACTAAAGATCCATCTGCTAAAAGATATGAATCTCCAGCATTACCTGTTGGATGAGCTGTTTGTAAATCTGAAAGTGTTGAATAAGAACCAAGTATTACTGTTGCTGCACCTTGTGTACCAGTTGGTCCAGTAGGACCAGTTGGTCCCGTAATAGAAGCACCAGTTGGACCTGTTGGTCCTTGTGTACCAGTTGGTCCACGTTGACCCTGTGGACCAGTATCTCCAATACCTCTTGGACCTGTTGCACCAGTTGGACCAGATTGTCCAGTTGGTCCCGTTGGACCTGTTGGTGCATTTTCTGCAAGATGATTTATTTTATAATCTAAAGAGTTTGGATCATTTGAATTATCAACGCCAACTTTTCTTTCAAGTGCTTCAATCGCATCATTTGCGTTACTATGTTCTTGATCATGGCGTACACCATCATCCGCAAGGGTATTTTGCGGAGTGGGATTAATAAAATTATCTATATCTTCAGGAAAATTGGTAGCCATATAAGCCAATTATAGCAAACTAGGCGGGAAATGCATTAAGACAAAGCTTAAGGTTATTTTTTAGTCTTTCATCTGTAGGATTAAGCTCTAAAGCCTTTTGTGCATAAAATACGCAATCTTTATTTCCAATATTCCATGCTGAAATTGCAGCATAATCATAAATTTCATGATTCCAGGCAAAATCTTCTGACAAATACTCTAATGGTTTATTGGTTATGCTTAAAGCAAGAACACAGTTTTCATAACATTCCTGCCATTTTTGTTCAAAATAATATAGCTTAACAATTTCTGCATAAGCTTCTCTTCTATCTGGTGCTTCTAATATTGCTTTTTTTAACCAGTCTTCTTTTATTAAAAATTCTTTTTCCATTCTTGCAATAAACCGCATTGCTGCTGCTCTTTCTGGTTTCCAACTTCCTAAAGTTAAATATCTTTTTAATTCAGCGGTTGATGCTTCAAAATGACCATAAAACATTAGCTCTCTTCCGTAGTAAAAAGAATTTCTATCATTTGTAGGATTTTCTTGAACTGATAATGCAAGTAATGGTAAATATTGAGATCTTGACTTTGTAACATCAGCATGGTGTTCCATTGTCATCTCTATATATTCTTCTACTTCTTCTATGCCATAAGCGGAAACAACTTCATGAACTGGATGTACCCATCTATAACCTTGACGAGCATGAAATTTGCTACCCCAAAAAGTTATTCCTGGTTTACCGTTTTCATCAAAATTCCAAACATATTTGTATCTTGGTCTTGTTGATTTTAGATTTATTTTTTCAAGTTGTTCACGCCAACCCGCAACCATAATCTCATCCATGTCTACCTGTATGCAATAATCAATATCTGGGGGTAATAAAGCAAGAGATGCATTTCTAGCATCATCAAATCTCCAAGGATTAATACTTATAGAAACTACATTAATGCCCAAAGATTTTGCTTTTTCTATTGTTCCATCAGTCGAGCCCGTATCAGCAATTAAAAGATAGTCAGCGTCTTTTACAGAATTGTACCAACGCTCCACAAATTGTTCTTCATTTAATGCTATTGTATAGGCTGCTATCTTCATGATAATTGTAAATTTAACTCCAGCTCACATTGTTCTTTTAGATCGTGTGCAAATTTACCCCAAGCAAACTCTTCATTAACGTAATCTGTTGGCTTTTCAATTATTTTAAAAGCTTTATCAAGATACTCTAAAGCACCTGTCCAATCTTTTTTATCAACAAGAACTTGAGCCATATTTACATAAGCTTCTCTTCTTGAAGGATCTTCTTTAATTGATTTTAAAAGCCAGAAAACAACATCGCTTGGCTCACAAGCAGCAATATATCTATATATTTCTGCTCTATGTGGTTTTGAATTTACATCTTCATAAGTCAAATATTTTTTAAAAAATTTAGCTGCAGGAGCGTAATCTTGAACCATGTACAAATATCTTGCAAAATGAAACAAAGATCTTGGATCATCATTATTGTCCATATAGGCTTCGGAAACTAAGTGTGCATAATTTGTTCTTGGCTTTGTAATATCTGGATAATGAGCAATGCCAATTGTTGTTTGTGCAACCTTTTCTTTAACGCCTTCTTTGGCAATAATCATTTCGTGCACTGGATATTTCCAAATATGGTCTTTTCTTTTATGACCTCTTTCTACAACTGCATTATATTTGTATTCACCGTTTTCAATAACATCTATTCTAAAAATAACTTTTGTTGGTTTTTGTTCTTTTACGGCTTCCTTAAAAAGCTTTTTCCAGCCAGGTTGTAGAACTTCGTCCATATCTAAAGATATGCAATAATCAATATCTTCTGGTATTGCATCTAAAGCAAGATTTCTTGCTGTATCAAATCTAAATTTTTCCATGTTTAATTTAATAACATTAATGCCTAAATCTTCAGCAATTTTAATTGTTGAATCGGTTGAGCCTGTGTCTGCGATTAAAAGGTAATCAGCATTTTTTACAGAATCATACCATTGCTTTACATGCTTTTCTTCATTAAGTGCAATTGTGTAAACTGCTATCTTCACGTTATCTTCTTTCTATTATTGATTAATGTCTACTATTTCACATTCTCCGCTTACACACGCTAATGCTTGTGTACCAGTTGTTGAATCTTCGAGTTCGTATAAAGATAAAGCTGACCAATTTATATCCTTTGGCATTTTATCCATAAACTCATTATATACCATTTCATCAACTTCTTGATATGGAGCTTGAACATATGTGTGTTCTGAGTATGGAAGGAACGAAATTCCAGATACTTCATCAAAATGCTTGTATACCCATGCACCAACCTCCATCCATTCTTCTTCTTTTACAGATACCGTAATTGATGGTTTATGTTCGCACCAATGGCGTTGGTATACTAACCAAATTTCAAGTTGTTCTAAAGCTGTAACTTTATCTCTTGTAATAGCATGTGAAGGTGCTTTTACTGGAAATGAAAATACATAAGTTTGATCTGGTTTCATTACATCATCTTCAGTTGGAATACCTGAATCTTTTAAGAATAAAGAAATTGGATCATTTTTAGAACCACGTACTGTTCTAACATAATGCTTTGAATGCCAAGGATGCATTCCTGAAGATACCCCGACCAATTGGGAAACTGTGCCTGAAGGCTTTACGCAAGTTACTGCTGCAGAAGCTGGAATCCCAATTTTCTCTGCTTCTTCAATATTTGTTTGAACTGCATACTCACGAAGTTTATCTAGAGCATCAGCAAGTTTTGTTAATCCTTCTTGACCAGAAAAAAACTTATGACCAAATTGACCAGTAAGCGAAACTCCTAGAAGTCTTTCTTCTTCTGTATTGTCTTTCCAAATTTTACGAATATATTTAAAATCTGTAAGTGTTGATTGCCATGTGCCCAATATTGAAGCAAGACGTACCTTGTTTGCAACATCTTCTATAGTATCTTTTTCACGAAGTACAACTTCTGAAAGATTACAAAATTGATAAGGACGAAGAATAATTTCAGAACATGGATTTGTTCCATAATGAATATCTGGATTTCTACGACCATATTTAGCTGCTTGTTTTTGAGCTGCTGCTACATTGTAAATGCCACGTTCTCCTGATTTGGAATCGTAAAGAGATTTCCATTCAGCAATAAATTGTTGCATTTCTGGTTTGCGAGAATATGCTACGGAGTTATTTGAAAGTGAACGTTGAGTATTTTTTTCCCACCAATTTCCTGCTTTAGCCTGTGCCATTTCAATATCATTGATATTTGAAAGAGAAATCATTGCTGAACGACGAACACCTCCGACAACAACCACTTCTCCAATCTTACACATAATATCGTGAGCTTCAATTGGTTTAAGGTTACGACCTAATGCACCTTTGAATATTTGAACTGTAAAATCAAAAAGATTAACTAATGGTTGCGGTCCAGAAGAGCGTCCACCCATTGTCTTAAGACGTGCACCTGCTGGGCGAACTTTGCTAACATCAATTTGAGGAATTTGTCCTGCCCAAAGCAATGACAAAAATTCACGGTAAGCTTTAGCCCAACCTTCTTTGGAATCTCCAACATGAACAACGGTACTTGATTTTTCTAATGTTTCTGGAAGAGCGGGTAGCTTATTAATGTACTTATACTCAACAGAAAATCCAACACCAGTACCACACATTAAAATATACATTGCTTCATCAAATGATCTAGGATTATCTACTGGAAGAAAAGCACAATTATAGCCAGAGACATTTTCTCTTTCTAGTGCTGCACCTGCCGTCATAACGGAACGCATTGAAGGCATTACGTTGCGATTAAATACAGCATCACGAAGTTCTTTTAAAATTTTATCATTAGGAACATAACCATGTTTTTCACGTAATTGAATAACCATAAAGTTAAAATATCTATCTACAGTCTCACCCCATGTTTCTCTACGATTTTCGTCTTCAAGCCATCTCGCATATCGAGACAAGGCAATAAAGTTTTCGTATGGGTTTTCAATTGTATTAGACATTTTTTCTCCTAGTTGTTGTTTTGATAGAGCTTAAGTGTAGCACAAATATTTTTTAAATTTTAAACTTTTCAATTTCTTTTAATCTCTCAATGGCAGGTTTAGACACTTTTATCCAGTTATAGTCTTTGTGGACATAAAACGCATTTTGATAAGCTATTTTAGAATACTCTTCATAATGCTCGTAAACATCTTCCATGTAAAATTTTAATTCAGCATAATTTGGTTTAAACATTTTTCCAGGATGGATTTTAGGCCAAGGAGAATCCGTTAATTTAGAATCTATTGGCATTGTTATATATTTACCATAATCCGCCCAAGCTTCTGTACAAATTGTTGGTATACCTTGTGCCATTGCTTGCAATGGATTAAATCCAAAACCTTCTCCCCAAGACGGGTAAACAAAAACATCACATAAATTATAAAGTCCGTCCATTTGTTCATTAGAAAGCATTCCTTCAATAACTTTAACGTTTGAATAGTAAGCTTCTGGTGATCCTTTAATTTCACCATTATTTTTATCATATATTCTTGTTGTATTCATTCCGCTACATTTTAAAATTAATTCAAATTTTGGATTGTTTCCATATAGAGCAATAAATGCATCCACAACCATCTGTGCGTCTTTTCTGTAAGCAGGTTCTCCTACATGTAAAAATCTAAATGGACGGTAATTATTAATTGAGCGTTTTTGAGGTATCCAATGTTCTTGAACACCATGTTTATAAACAAATATAGGCTTATCAGTATATTCTTTAAACATATTGGCACACCACATAGATGTTGTCCATAATTCATCAATTGAGTTTTTTAAAGGTTCTTTCCAATTTTCAAAAATGCCATCTGATTCCCAAGGTGTATAACCAATTTTATATTGTTTTTTATTATTAAACAAATATTTATCTGGCTGAATAAATGCAATCATTATTTTTGTTTTAGGCGAACCAATTAAACATTCAATACCATTCTTTTCAAATTGATTAAAGATATGATAAGATGCTTCTCCGTAGCCAACATTGCGATCCATATATTCTGGAGCACCTATAAATGATATTTTCATAAAATCCCGACTTGTTTTTCCAAGTATAGCATGATATGATTAATATTACTACTCTTACCCCAGGAGGTTCAAAATGAACAATGAGAACAAAGCAAGGTGGAAAAAGATACGCAGTATAGCATATCTTTCTATGGCAGTGATGATTTTCCAAAATCTTTTTGGAATTTCTCCGACAGATGCATTAACAGTGAATCCGTTGGTGTATAATACTAATATATTATATATTAATAAATATAATAATTTAGTTAATATTAAAGATATTATAAATATAGATATATATAATATTAATAATGTTAATAAAAGAATAAGAGTTAACACTTCTTATTTAATTAATGATTTACATCTTGGCAACAAATTTTTAATGCCCTCGTATAGCAAAAAGCTAAATTTAAAATCAAGAGTAGACACAAGGGTTTTTATTTCAAGAATAGCTAACGCAATCAAATCACAGGAAACTGGTGGTGCGGGAGCTTATTTGCGTAAATCATATTCCAGTTCGGCGTGTGGAGCATATCAATACATGCCAACAACTTGGAATAATTTTATGGGATACAAGAATCCCTGCGAAGCACCTGCATGGGTACAAGACCAAAAGATGCTAGCAGAACTTAGTTTCTCATGGAACAAATATCACGATTGGAGAAAAGTAGTGGCAGCACATATGTGCCCTTCATGGGCTAACAACCCAAGAATGTGGAAACACCGAATTGGTGGCAACCCAACTATTAACCAGTACGTGGAATCTGTATTTGAAAAAGCGAATATTGCTCTCGTATGAGAATCCAAGTTTTTTCACAATATTACAAACTAGCACAGGCGGGATGGGTAAAACCTCTCGCCTGTCCTATGCATCAAGACGAACCTGATCTTACCTACGAACTAATACATCAAGATGAAAATGACAAGGTTGTGCTACACTGTCTAGTGTGTGGCTATAAGAACGTAGCTGGACAACAACTTTATGAAAATATTATTAAAATTATGGAGGATATGAAACATGTCATCGTATGAGCCTAAACCTGGAGATTATGGCGTAGTGAGAACAAATGGCTGGGCAGCTAAATTTATTCAGTTTGGAACTATATCTCGTTGGAATCATGCTTTTATTTATATTGGCGACGGGGAGATCATTGAGGCTCGTCCGACAGGAGTAGTAATTTCTTTAACTAAGCAATATCCTAAAATTGCTTGGAATCAACATGAAAATATTGATGACATAACTCGTGGCAAGATTGTAGCAGCAGCACATCACTTTGTTGGACAACCATATGGGTTCTTTGATATTGGAAATATTTTGTTACGTATCCTTGGATTAAAGTTTTTAGCAAATACAAGATTTTTAGAAAAACTGGCAATGCGTCACGGAGTTATATGTTCAGAATTAGTTTCATTAGTTTACAGAGATGCTGGTATTGATTTAACTGGTATGCCTGATCATACAGTAACCCCTGGAGACCTTGCTGAAAGATTAATTTATCAGTGAGCCGAAATCAGAAAGCCATTTAAATGGATTTTTTACCTATAGTTGAGGGAAGGTCTTGCGGAACCTGTACAAAGTGCTGTGAAGGGCATTTACGGGCGGATATCAAGCTAAAAAACGATACACCTCTAGCATTCATGGGGCAAGATGAAGAAGGATTCAAACCTTGTCCATTTGTGAAAGTAGGAGAAGGATGTTCTGCATATGATGTAAGACCAGATCATCCATGTTCTGTATTTAAATGCGATTGGTTGACAAATGAGGAAATGCCAGAAAGTTTTAAACCTTCAAGAAGTAATACAATTTTTACAACTCGCATTATGAAGGGCATAGAGTACACGATGCTTATTGAGGCGGGACGGAAGTTAGATTCAGAAGTATTATCTTGGGCAATATCAGATGCACTCGCAAATGGCACAAATTTAGCCTGGAGAGTTTTGGATAATATTTTTTGGGTAGGAAATGAAGAATTTAATCAAATGATGGATACAGACTATCCATTATTAACGGCAGTTAGTGCAAATGGCGAAGATATACATAGATAGAGCTTATATAGAGCCAGATGATGAAAGTCACGATAACTTTGCAATTGAAATATCTTGCAATGGTGTCTTGGTAGGTAAGGTCGAGATGCCACCAAGAAAATGGTTATATACTTTTACCAATGAAGATGGAGATTTGGTGATAAATAATTCAAAAAGTATGGAATCTGGTAAATGGGACCATTTGACCAAGGAAATTTTGCGGGAAGGGGAAGAAAATGCATGAAATAACAGATGATAGATACTATAAAGACGCTATATCCAATATATTGGAGCTATTAGGAGCTATATTCATCCAAGAACAGAGAAATTATGATATGCTTAGCATTATAGCGGATAAACTAGGTGCAGATGCTAAGAGACTTAGCTCTTTGCACGAATCTGGAGAGATTCTTGCTCCCCCGCCCAGTTTTATATTTGAAAATACAACAGAAAAGGAAAATAATGATGACTGAATATCCAAATTGGTTTAAAATGGCTGCTCAAACAAATTTTGAGAAGCATATGGTTGAATTTAAAGATAAACCATGCCAAGCTTTACAATTAGGTGCATATACTGGAGATGCTTCAAAGTGGATGTTGGAGAATATTCTCACAGATCCCGCCTCACATTTATGGGATGTAGATACATGGAAAGGTTCCAACGAAGTTGCTCATCATGAAATGGATTGGAAAGATGTAGAACGCACATATGATGAAAAAATTGCACCATTTGCTGGAAAAGTATTTAAAGAAAAGATGACAACCAAAGAATTTTTTGTTCAAAATAGACAAGATTTCGATTTTATCTATGTAGATGCAGATCATACAGCTCCAGGTGCATTATTTGATGGACTTTTTGCTATAGATAACCTTAAATTAGGTGGAATTATTGCATTTGATGATTATATGTGGGGATTGGATTACCCAGTTCACCTCCGCCCAGAAGCTGGAATTGATGCAATTATGAAATGTTACTATGATCGTTGGGAAATTTTGGAAATTAGCTGGCAAGTTTGGCTTAGACGTATAAAATAATTAAAAAATGTTTCACGTGAAACCACTTTTGATCAAAATGTTAATGGGGATTTATTTTGTATTGAACGGATATTGAAAAGGGAATCTAAAAAAAATTAGTGTGCCCGAAATGTCCGATTTGTAGGCATCTGAGCGTGAGATGTGGTCTAAATCACACGCTTTGAGCGTCTCAAAATGTGGAATTACTGGCTAGTAACTTGAAATTTGTCAGTGGTCTGTGTTATACTTACAGTATTGAAAGTTGATAAAGGTTATCAACTAGAATAAAAGAAAGGTGGTTCAAAATGAACTACACTAACTACTATAACGAAATTCGTTCAGACATTGTCAAAGACTTTGGCTTAGAGGCTGGTGGCTATGCTCCACAGCCTAAACTTATCCCTATCCGTATCGCTCAGCGTATCAACGCTAAGTATCCTGCTACATGGGTAGAAGGTCAGCGTAGACCTACTCTCAACCCTATGGCTATCCGTATCGCTAAGCGATACATGAGCCTAGTAATGGGAGCGTAATCTGTGATTATTCTCACATACATAATTCGTGTTGTTATGCTTATAGGCTTGACATTGGCTATCCCCCTAGTGTATGCTATGGCTAAAGATGTAATGACTTGGGGTAATAATGAAAACTAAGATAATCACACTAGCACTAGTGTTCTCTCTATTGTCACCTGCCCTTGCCAACGCAAGGACACATAATCACACTATACACTACAAGCACACCCGTGTTGCTCGTTCGTATGGTGGCACAATAACAATCTATAAATAAATAAAAAAGAATAGGAAATAAATAAATGTCATACACATACTCTTGGGAACGCACTAGCGAACTATCCCCTCTAGACTTTATCTCAGAACAGAACAATGTCTATGAACAAGAAAACTCAGATGAGTTTCAGTTTCTAGATACACCTAACTTTGACCCTGACGAGATACTCTAGTCAGATGTCAGTGCCTAGTGCTATACTAGGCAAGTAACCAACTAACAGAAAGAAGGAAAGCAATGTCAATCAACGGCAGCACATACCAAGTAGGAGATTTATTCACTACACAGAAAAGCAAGGTAACAGGTCGTATTGTGGCAATCGAGCCAATCAACGATACAATGACACGAGTTTTGCTTGATGTAAATGGCAACGAGCGTTTCACAACTGTAACGCTAGACTAACTTTAGCAAATCGCTAAAATGACCTGAGCAAGTCAGTATAAACTGCTCAACCTAACCCAACAAGAAAAAAAGAAAAGGAAAACTATAAATGACACTACAAGGATACACATACCAAATCGGAGATTTATTCACAACCTCAAAGACAGGCGTAACAGGTCGAATTTCGTCTTTCTCTCCAATTAGTAACAAGGTAACTCGTGTTCAACTAACTTTGGCAAATGGCTCAAAGCGTTTCGCAATGGTAAAAACCTCAAAGTAATGCTATAATCTTAGGGCAGAATAAAATCTGCCCTAACTAACGAAAAGGATAGTAAATAAAAAATGATGACAAGAAAAGACTATGTAACAACAGCAGAAATTATTAACTCTTATGCTTCAGAAATTAAATTAGAAGTGTTAGAAGATTTAGTAAATGATTTTATTGTTATGTTTTCAGAAGATAACGAACGCTTTGACTCAGATAGATTTTGGGACGAGTGTTTTAAAAATATAGATAACTAAAAAAAAGAGCTGAGCATCTCTATAATCTGCTCTCTTTATTTAGATCATACTAATGCGAACATCTGTTCGAAAGCCCCGCCCCCGTGTGGGCTAAATCACATAATTACAAGCGTGTAATATCGGCGTGTCGTCTTGACTTTTCCGATATTGTGTGCTATAATTCCATTATAAAGAAAGTTGAGAAAGGTTCTCAAACTAGAAAGGAACATAATATGTTCAAATTACAATATAAAATCGAATACTCCGAAAATGAATTCGGAACTTGTTTAGGTGTTCTCGTAAAAGATGAACAGTCTGCTAACGAAATGTTAGACTTACTTTCACTTAGAGGAACAATCCTCGAAACTAATCTAATAGAATTAGAAAATTATAAACCTTCTAATCGTGTAGTATATGCTACTACAAGAAGTTGGGAGTAATCCAATGGGATATATTGAATTTGCTCGTATAAATGAAACGGGTGTTGAATGGGTAGATTTATCCAATGCTACACCTGAAGAAAAGTTAAATTTTGAAATTGCTTTATTTCAAGAGGGAGCTTTATAATAGTTGATCTTTCAACTATTTTTTGCCCCGCCCCCTGTGGCGTAAATCACACGGAAAACACGGCGTGTCGCCTTGACTTTTCCGTTTTTTTATGTTATAATACTCGTATTAAATAATTAAATATTGCTACAAAGCGTGTGGCGTAAATCACACCGCTAAGCGTCTCAAAGGTTGAGACTACTAGCCAGTATACTTGATAGTAGCGAAAAAGTATGTTAAACTAGCGATAGTTAAACAGTTAAAAAAGAAAGGTGGTCAAAATGACTACACTAAATAAAATAAACATAGGTAAAATGCTGGGTATCTCAGCACAGTTAGAAAATCGTATCATTCACGATTTTAATAATGGTGGATGTAAATCCTCTTATGGATTAGATTTTGGTCAGCGTAAAATGCTTATCAAAATCCTATTCTCGGGATTAGCCCCTAAGTGTGAATGCGTGGTGTGTATCTAATGACACTATCACTAATAAATAAAATCTATAAGGGAACTCTCTTTATTTGGAAAGATGAGAACTATCTACTAAATGAAATTCTTCTATTAAATGAAGATGCTAAAATTGTAAATGCTCGTATTGTAAATAGCGATGGATTTATTCTAGGACTTACCTGCTCCTATGATGAATTTCTAGAAGGTGTGGTTAAATAATGACTATCAAAATCGGTGGGCTAGGGCAAGATATTTCTTGCTACTGTCCTGTATGTTCTCTAAAAATGACCCATTGGGCTGTTGCTACATTGGGAACAGGCTCAACTATTCGCTATGAGTGGAAATGTGAGCCTTGCGAATTATCTCTTAAATCTGACCGAACAGGTTATGCTCACCTACTAACAGAATTGGAAATGTATAAATAATGATGACTAGAAAAGACTATGTAAAAGTAGCAACTATCTTGAATGATATTGCTAAACCTAATATGGATATGATTCCTTTTGAGGATTTGGTAAATGAATTTGCAGATATGTTTTT